CTTTGAGTTTATATTCAATAGCCAAATTTTGTGTCATTGTTATTGTGTTCTCGCTTTCAACCTCAACAATCAAATCCAATAATGACATATTATTATTAGCGTTTGAAATAGCACCTAAATTTAAAAATTCTTCTTCAATATTAACTGTTCCAGTTTGGTTTGTGTATTCTCTTGAAGTAATCAAATCTCCATTACTACCTCTTTTAATTCTTACAGTATAATTCTCTGGAGTTGATGTTGTTATTGATAAAGTTGCTTTGTATTTTCTATAAACACCACCGCCACCAAAATAACCTAATAGATATAAACTCCTTACATCTGCAATATCTGAACCAGTAGCGTTGTAAGTATATGTTGGGTCTTCATCGTCTTGGTGTCTAAATCTGTTTACAGAAATGTTTACACCATCGCCTTCATCTGCATTTGTTACATAACCCTCATTTTTGTGCATCCACATATAAAAGTTAAAAAACATTGAAGTCTTAAAGAAACCAGTAAAACTTAACTCTGGATATGTTCTTTCTATTGCCTCTATAATAGCTTTTAATTTTATAGCTGGTTTTAAATCAGTATAAACAAGACCAGTAGAAGTAATGCTATCCTCATAACCATCAGTAGTAGAATACCGCATATTTTTACTGTGGTGTATATTAGGCACTATTATATCATCGCTTCCGTAAGTAGAAGTTAGCGTAGATAAATTAGCAGTAAAGAAGTTCTCTATGTTTGTTTGGTTATATGTAAAGTTATAAGCGTTGTCATACTTCAAGCCTTGTAAAGTTGTATCTCCTACAATCTCCTTTAATACTACCGCATCGCCAAAGAACACTACTTTGTATGCGTGTGCTTTGTTGTCTTTTAATGTTACGCTTTTAAACTGTATCTTACCTTTCTTGTAGTCTATTCCGTTCAGCTTTATAACCGCATCGTGTTTAAATCGTGCATCGAAACTGTTAAGCACATTTTGATTTTCGTAATGTCTAAATAGTTTGTTATTGGTTTTAGAAGCTGGTAGATTAAACTGCTGACTAAAAGGTGTAAATACCTTGCCTATGTCTTTAAGGTTTAGTAAGGTGTCTGTTATGGTTATGCTCTCATCCTCAAATAAATCAGCTCTAAAGTAATCGCTTTCAATTATGTATTGGTCTGTATTAGGGCTTGTAAATAAATCAGCAGAAAGGCTTAACTGCGTATCGCTATCAATAACTGTAATTGATGCGGTTAAATGTGTTCTTTTGTTAGTTACAATATCTCCTACATTTACGCTTGTATTAAACACACCAGTATTGTCTACAAGTTTATTAGTTGCAAACCCAGTAACACCGCCCTCTAATCTATTATACCCTTTTATGTATAGTTCTATTATCTGCATCTATCGTATGTTGTTAATAGTGTCAAAAGCAAAGTCTACTTCTATTGTGTAGTTTATTAGTTTGTCGTTTAAATGTGTTTTGTAGTTTAGACTGCTACTGCTTACGTTTATTGGTAATGTCTGTGAGTTTATCTCAATCCAACAATCTTCGCTTAACTGCATCTGCTTAAATACCTCGTTATA